CATCCACGACGAAATCCAACTGTGCGTACGAGAAGGTCTTGAAGAAGAAATCGGCAACATCATCGTCAAAGCCGCGCAAGAAGCCGGCGAGCCGTACGGCTTCAGGCTCAAGCTCGACAGCGAGTATTCGTTCGGCCGCACCTGGGCTGACACTCACTGATCCACTGGAGCGCCTCTCCAAGGTGCTGCGTGCCATCTGGCGCGAGCAGGTCCGTGTGAAATCGGACATGGCACGAAAGGAGGCCGACGTCATCGCGATGGCGGCTTCCCTCCAACTCATCACCACCAAGGTCGGGCCTCAGCGCTTCGCCAAGACGTGGCTTATCACCAGCAAGGGCCTCACATGGCTCAACGAAAAGGACGACTAGCATGATGCAAGAAATCAACTTGGTTGCTCTCGATCAGACCCTGACGCTTCTGTTCGGCAATCAGCACCGCGAGCTGGTCACCAAGCTGTACACGGCGTTCGATCAGACCATGAAGGCCGGCTACGAGCTGGGCATGCAGAAGGGCCAGGAGAACCTTGAGGCCGCCTGTGACGCCTCGTTCGACAACGGCTGGGAGCATGGCGAGCAGGAAGGCCGTGGTGTCGCTGATGTTGATGCGACCGCTCAGATCAGCACCGCGTACGACGACGGCTATCTCCACGGCGTTGGTGATGCGCGCTCACAGCCACACCTCGCAGACGAGATCGTGCAGGACATCATCAACGTCCGCGCTGAGGACTTCTACGAGGCACTCGACGCCGTGACCTTCGCCGGCTGATGCAAGAAGGCTATCACGCATTCGAAGGGGGTCCGTTTCAAGTCGCGGCTGATCGGGTGGATGACAAGGTCACCATCAAGATCTACCGGGGCGCGGACCTCCTTGTGGAGATACAGACGACCCGCAAAGGCGCCCAGTGCATTGCGGATCAGATCACGAGGATACTCTTTTGAAGTTTGGCTTCGGCAAGACAGCCACCGAGTTCGACGAACGCTCTGAACAAATCCGCAAGGCCACTGAGGCTCTGTACGAGAACCTGACGCTCCTCAAGAACGCTGCGGGTGCGGATGCATCCCAGGTTCTGCTGTTCCACCCAGGCGGGGCCCGCCTCGGCACTCTGACTGACGTCGTAGGCACACTCATGGCCTGCGTTGACGCGCTGTCAGCCCGCGTGGCCATTCTGGAGAACCAATGAAGCGACTACTGCTGATCGACGGCGACGAGTTCCTGTTCAGGGCCTGCGCTGCCGTCGAGAAGGAGGTCAAGTTCAACGTCATCCTCGGTGAGGTCGACTGGGACGAACCTCCGATCCACGTGCTGGGCTCCAACCCGGTACAGGCACGCGAAGTGCTGGACGAAATGATCGAGCGCATCTTTGAGCGCTTCGACACCCGCAACCACGCCATGTGCTTCTCGTCGCCGCCGAACTTCCGCTACACGGTCGACCCGACCTACAAGAACAACCGCGCCAACTCACGTAAGCCTCTGTGCTACGTCGAGCTGCGGGAGCAGGTCGAGAACGACTTCAAGTGCCGAGCCTTCCCAGGCCTTGAGGCCGACGACGTGATGGGCGTGCTCGCCACGCACCCCAAGACGGTGCGCGAGAGCCAGCCGATCATCATCTCGCAGGACAAGGACATGCAGACCATCCCGACGCAGGTGTGGCGTCAGGGTGAACTGATGGCCATCACCGAAGAGCAGGCTGACTACTATCACCTCTACCAGACGCTCGTGGGCGACACCTCAGATGGCTACAAGGGCTGTCCTGGCGTCGGCAAGGTGAAGGCTGAGAAGATCCTCAACGCTGAGCAGGACGAAGCCGAGAAGCTCGACCCCAACATCTTCTGGAAGCGTGTGGTGGCCTGTTTCGAGAAGGCTGGCCTCACCGAGCAAGACGCACTCACCCAGGCACGCCTCGCGCGGATCCTGCGGTGGAGCGATTGGGACAACACCAACAAGCAACCGATACTCTGGAGCCCCAAATGACTTTCGCAATCAACGACCGCGTTGAGCTGCTCAACGACCAAGGCGTTAGGCACTATCGCGCCGGTGCCATCTGCACCGTGACGGACGCCGGCCGCTCCATGCTGACCATCGTGGCTGACGACGATCCCTCTGTGGAGGGCATTCCCGTGTTCCCCTCCAGCGTCATCCACGTGACCAACGTGCCAGCGGTTCGCTCAATGATCGATAAGCTGCAGGGCAATCTTGCTACGTTGGCTTACGGCTCCAGCGCTGCCCCCAGCACGACCAGTGTCGTCGACCGCCCAGCCCACTACACCAAGTGGGCCATCGAGCCCATCACGTTCATCATGCGAAACGAGATGGAGTTCTGGCGCGGCAACATCATCAAGTACACCGCCCGTGCCGGCGCCAAGCAGTATGACGGCATGGACCTCGTGGAGAGCGAGATCACCGACTTGGAGAAGGTGCGCCGTTACGCCGAGATGCGCATCAACGAGCTGAAAGGCTGCGATGCCCTCTGATACCCAAGGACTACCCGTGGCCGGCTATCGGCCGCAGCCGCAGGAGAACATCGATCTGGTGAACGCCAACAAGCTGATCGAGGAGCACATGCTACAGAACCTCGACATGCTGAAGACCAAGGACGTCGACCAGCGCTGGCTGTCCATCGCCAGGACGCATTTCGAGCAGGGCTTCATGGCGCTCAACCGCTCCATCTTCAAGCCAGAGCGTATCCAGATCGATGCCAGCAACTAGCAGCACCGACGCACACGGCACCACCTACACGATCCCCGCAGAGCCAGCAGTGAGAACCCCAGGAGCCCAATGGCGCCCTGGGTGTCCCTCTGTTGACATCTGGTGGTCGAGGAACGGTGCCAAGGCCGACGAGACCCTGATCATCCGTCAGGAATACGAGGACCGCGCGCACGCGGAGGTCATGGAGCTGACGTTCGGTCAAGTCTACGACCTGATCGACGGGCTCAACAAAGCAGTGGAGAGCAAGTGATTACGTTCGAACCGTTCCCCAAGCTCGCGCGCTTGTCGCGTGGGTGCGTCGTCACTGAGAAGCTCGACGGCACGAATGCCCAGGTCTACATCGTGGACCCGGAGGCCCTTGAGGGCGAAGCGTACGAAGACGTGGTGCAGACCGAGCCAGTGATGGTCGTCGGCGGCCTATACGTCTACGCCGGATCCCGCACCCGCCTCATCAGCCCCGGCAAGACTACAGACAACTATGGCTTCGCTGCATGGGTGTTTGAGAATGCCCTTGATCTGGTGAAGCTCGGCGAAGGCCGCCACTTCGGCGAATGGTACGGGCAGGGCATCCAGCGAGGCTACGGCCTCAAGGAGAAGCGCTTCGCCCTGTTCAACACCGATCGTTGGCAGGATGGCCGACAGCCGCGGCCTTCGTGCTGCGACGTGGTCCCTGTGCTCCACGCTGGTGCGTTCGAGACCGTCGCCATCGAGAGCGCGATGACGGAGCTGAAGATCCGCGGATCACAGGCCGTCCCTGGCTTCATGGATCCCGAGGGCATCGTTGTCTACCACGCGGCGTCCCGCGCCTCGTTCAAGAAGACCTTCGACGACAGACACAAGGAAGCAGCATGACACCACCACTCGAATGGAATGACAGCGAGCCGGGCTTCCCGGATCACCTGCCGCCGCGTACGGAGCCACAGGAAGTCCTGACGGGCAACCGCCGCTTCCGCAAGGTGGCTCTCGGCTGGGACACCGGACCGGCGAAGCTTGTGCTGCAGGTCGAGTTCGCTGTGTTCTACAAAGTCCTCGGGCACTGGAAGACCGTGTGGCGCGACGCCATTCCGGAAGACATCACGCCGGCAGAGACCGTGATCGGATGACCACACTCGCCTACAGAGATGGCGAGCTGGCAACTGACAGCCGCATTACGGCCGGGGACATGATCGTCTCTGACAAGCGCACCAAGGTCCATCGCCTGCGCGACGGCTCCCTCGTGGCGTGGGCCGGTGCCGTACAGGATGCCGAGCTGCTTCTGCGGGCGATGCGTAAGACATCCAACGACCCGCACCCGAAGCTGCAGGACATCTCAGCGCTGCACCTGAGGGTCGATGGGAGCCTCTGGGAATACGAAGGTGAAGCTTGGGTCAAGCAAGACCCCGGCTACTACGCGACGGGCTCAGGGTCTCCCTACGCCTTCGCTGCCATGGACGCAGGCGCCTCCGCAAAGGACGCCGTCCGCATCGCAATCAAGCGTGACGCCAATAGTGGCGGCAAAGTTCAATCACTGAAACTGAAGGGCTCATGAACACAATCATCTCGAACGAATACACGATCCGTAGTCTGTCCAAGGGCGGCTTCATCGTGTCCCCAATTTACTCCTACGTGCCGGGTCAGGCCACCGGCCCTCTCTTCGCAGCATCCACGGTCGATGAAGCCCTTAAGTTCATCAAGGCCCAACTGGCGCCGAAGTCCAAATGAAGCGACTACTGCTAGGTCCAGCGCTGATCGCGCCCCTGGCACTCTTCGGCTGCAACTGGGGGCCCAAGGTACCAGAGCGGCCCAAGGTGCCCGAGGTTGTCCGTCAGATCCCGCTGGACGACTTCGACCACTTCCCGCCCATCACTGCCCCGCAGATCCCCGTGGCCCCTAAGGCTCCCGTGGTGAAGCACAAGCCCCATCAGGTGAAGAAGCATGTACGACCCGCTCCAGCACGACGACCACATGTGGAAGCTGTGGAGGCACCGCCTGCTCCTGAGGCTCTCCCGCCCCAGCAAGGCCCCATCTGCATCTTCCCGCTCTCAATGATCCCCAACTGCACCCCACAGGCGGCCGGGCAATGAGCGGTCCTCAATGTTCTGCCGGCACAGCGGATATGCCCTTCACGGCTCGTGCCGCCGCGCTGATGCACGAAGCTGCCGGCGGCCAAGAGAATTGGAGCAAGTACGAGCACGCGATCCTTGATCTCGCCCGTGAGGCTGATGATCGCCTTAATGCTCTACCGCAGGGAGCGCGCAAGTGACAATTCAGTTCACTCGCTGCTTTGCCATGCCGAACGCTGAGACCTTCAGCATCCGCCCCATCGGCGAGTTCGTGAAGCGTTACCTGGCCGAATCCAAGGTCAGCGTTGACCCGTTCGCGCGCAATCGAGATTGGGCGACCCATACCAACGACATCAACCGGAACACGACCGCAAGCGCCCACATGGATGCCGAGGACTTCCTTACTTACATGGCCGAGCGCGATGTGGTTGCTGATCTGGTCATATTTGATCCGCCATACAGCCCCAGACAGGTCTCAGAGCACTATAAGGCGGCCGGTCGCGAGGTCACTGCGGAGGATACCCAGAACGGGCGCCTCTATCGCCGTGTCCGCGATGCCATCAACCGCATCGCGCGCCCTGGCACCGTCGTTCTTTCATTCGGCTGGCAATCGATGGGCATGGGCGTCAACCGAGGCTACGAGCCAATCGAAATTCTGCTCGTCCCTCACGGCGGCGGCCACAACGACACGATCTGCCTGGCCGAACGGAAGACAATCGCGATGTCGGCCTATGCAGATGTCGCATCCCAAGTGACGCGCCCCCAACGAGTACCCCAATGAACGCCTTCGCAATCGAAACCATCATGCTGCTGCCGTACGTCTACTGGCTCAAGCTGATGCAAGCCCACCAAGAATACTTTGAGGATCTGATCTATGCATAGTGACAACGCCACCTGGGAGACCACGCTGGTCATACCCGAGACCGCCAAGCCCATTGATGTCCAGATGCTCGACGCGTTCCTGCGTATCGAGGCGTTGCTCGTGCAGCTGCTCGGTAAGCCAGGGTTCGTCCCGGCCTCCCAGGAAGCCATCGAGCTGATCGAAGAGGTGATCGCGGACGCCAAGCCGGCCAAGGGCAAGCGTAGCAATGGAAAGTGAGCTGATCCTCGCGCTCTCCGATAGGATCGCCGAGACCATCAAGGACTTCACCGAGGTCAACCCGGTGGATGCCGTAGGGGCCCTTACGGCCCTGGAGTATACCTACGCCTGCATCGAGCGGGTGATGGACGACACCCCACCACACAAGCTGCACTAAGGAGACGACATGAACATCGTGAACACCGAACCGAACTTCGCGAAGGCCGTCGAGGCCGAGGCCGCCAAAGAGCTGGCCCAGGAGAAGGCGACTGCCGCCAAGTCCAAGATCAAGGACAGCCTGAAGCGCATCGCAGCGGCCGAGAAGGTTCTCCAGAACCTCAAGGACGAGCACGCGGTCCTGCTGGCCGACATTGCTTCCTGATAGCCACCGCATCCTGTCCCGTCCCTTGCGTTTGCACTGGGCGGGATGGGAGACCAACACAGCCCGCCTACAGCAGGCAGGGTGGCAGCTCAGCGCCGAGCAGGACTTCTACCAAGACCGCATGCGGATCGCGATGCGCCACCAGGGCATGAACCTCATGGCCATGACGCCGCGCTTCGACTTCCGCTTCCAAGAGGCCGCCCTCGACTACCGCTATCTTGAGAGCGTCCCTCTGCAGGTCGTGCACGCCATGGGCCGAGAGGTGTTCGTCCAAGAGCACGGCACCGTGGACTGGATGTTCAAGGACATCGACGCCCTGCCGGCGATCAGCCACAACAAGATCACCAAGCTGGAAGACCTCGCGCACTTCGCAGCGCCGCTGGTCCGCACCAACGAGATCATCATCCCAGAGGAGAGCGTTGGATCCCTGATGGAGCGCATCCTAGAACTGCAGCAGCCGGCGAGAACCGAGCGGCTCAAGGAGCAGATGAGGTCACCTGAGGGCCTTGCGGTCGTCCCGCAGCAGAAGTTCCACGCGCAGATCCTGAGCCTAGCGGCGTGAAGACGAAAAAAAACCCACCTACCGTTCCCGCAAGGGTTCAGTAGGTGGGTTTTTGGTTTAGGCTTTAGGCGTTCGCGCGGGGATCACCCGGCAGGAACGTAGTGCCCGATTGAGCAACCGGAGCAGCCACAGGGCCGAGAGCCGGAAGAGAGGGCACAGGGTCCACAGCGGGCGCCACGGGGACGTCCACGGGAGCAGGCGCTACTGCGAGAGCCGCAGCGACAGCAGCGATACCAGCGGACTCCGCAGGGGTCGTGGTGGCGGCCAGGAGCGTGGCGGTGAGCTGGTCGATGTCAGCCTGGGCAGACACGAGGTCCTGCACGGCAGCATCGCGCTCGGCGGCCACTGAGGAGACCGAGGACGCCAGGGAGGCGACCTTGGCGACCGCGTCAGTGAGCTTGGAGAGGTCGAGAGGCAATAGAGGATTTCCTTGGTTTAGATCGTTTGACGTCGGCGGAACCAGCCGTAGAGCACCCGGTACAGGAACGTTTCCTGTGTGGTGGTCAGGGACCCGCCAATGAAGAACGCGCCGAGAGGCCGGGTCGAGAATTGCGGCGTTCCGAGGTTGACACCACCAACCCAGAGCGTGTGTCCAGCAGTGCTGTCCCGAGCCGCAGACGCACCAGCGCCCGATGCGATCTGTGCCGCATTCTTGCGCAGCGCCATTGCGGTTGAGCCGGTTCGGAACACGGAAGTTAGGAATGTGTTGTCGGCGTTAGAGATGTTGAGCGTAGTCGCTTGGTTGATGCGGCCGAACGTCAGGTTGCTGGCATCTCTAAGGCGCAAGTACACGTCAGACGTACCGTACGCCTGCCCGCAGTCCGCAGCCGCGCCTTGTGCGTTGGTGGAGCACCAAAGCCCCATACCAGCGTCGTTCTGCGTGAAGTTCGTGAGCGAGGACGCGAGTATGCCCGTGTTGTGGTAGCTGTCGGTGCCGTTGCCTGTGAAGCCGGCCTGGGTCCACGTTGGGCCCGCGCCGGCCGTTCCGCCCACCGGGGTGAGGTTGAACAGGTTCTTCCACCCGAGACGGGACGACTGAGCGTCCACACCACCCATCAGGCATAGCTCGTCGAGCTTGGCCCACACTCCGGTAGCCTTGAGCACCCGGATCATCCCGTTGATCTCACTCTGCAGCGCCGCCGAGGGCGTCACAGAGAAGCGATTGAGGAAGGCCGTGGTCTCAGGTTCATTAGTGCTGGAGAGCATGTTGGGGCCCCACAGCCGCACCGAGGCGACGTTGGAGCTTGTGGCGTCTCGTACCCACCCGTTGTAGATTAACTTGGCCGGCGCCGCGTAATCCTTGATGAGGGCTCCCGAGTTGAACAGGTGCGTTTGGTCAGGGGCCGTCACGACGGTGTCCGTCTTAGACCAGCTTCCGAGGCCCGGAGCTGACGTCCACTCTTCGATGTTACCGCCGCGGTCGAACTGGTTCGTGTCGAAGTCGCCGTTCGTCCCAGGAGAGCCGCCCGTAGTGACGTAAGCGCGGAGCACGACATTGCCACCCGCCAGCGTGCCTGAAACTACTTCCCAATTGTACTCATCCAACGTGTAATCGGTCGTCGTGATGATACTGGAGGATACTGCCGAGCCATTCCACCACAGCGCCGTATAGTTGTGGGGAATAGCAGTGGACCCGTCAGAGACAATGTTGCTCAGGAGGAACGGGACGCTGTTGGCATCGACCGCCACAACAGGGACGTTGGCGTACTTGAACGACGCCTGCGTGTTGAGGACGAGGCACTCCGAGTTGGAGCTTGCCAGCGTCGGCGGGAAGGTGCCGAGCGCGGTACCTGCGATGTTGGTCTTGACGCCGGCCGCCGTCATCTTGAAGTAATAGATGTTGTAGCGGTTGACGATGGTGCTGGCGTTGAACGGGTTGCTGATCGAGTTGTTCTCGTCCTGCCACGTCCAACTGATGTGGAAGGCGTCAGAGAATGGATCCTTGGTGATGTAAGGATACGCCGTGTCGTTAGCAGCCTGCCCGTACAGCAGGAAGTTTGTCGGAGCGCTCCAAGTGACACCGCTGTCCGTCGAAGTCTTGTAGGCCCACGGACTGAGATGCCCGTTGGTCCGATAGAACAGCCACAGCTTGAAGTCTGAGGTCTGGCGGATACAGGGGTACGAACAGGTCGCCAGAGGCGAGGTCTGCACCGCAATCGTCGAGATGTCACCGCCAGTGAACCTCGCGTAGGTCAGCGCAGTGACGTGGCAGTTGCCCACGACGTGGCCCGTGCCCGCGTTGGGGCCCGAGGTCTCAATGTGGATGTAGGGCGTGCCGTGGGCATCGCCGATCAGGGCGCCCTTAGCGTACCAGTACGGACCCTCAATCGCTCCAGTGGAGTTATTGTAGGTCATGATGTAGTGGTCGTACTGCGAGCCCTGGAAGACGAAGTAGGTCTTGCCGTTGTAGTAGGCTGCGCTGGGGCCGGCGATGATCGCGCCTACGGCGTTCTGGGCGCCGAAGGATGCAAGCTCAATGGACGAGGTGACAGGGCCCCCGCCACCTCCGCCTGTGACAGGGAGAATGATGCGACGCCGGCTTCGCCCAATCGACGGCGCGCCAGGAACGAAGATGTTCGTAGGCGCCATTAGAAGTTCTCGACGGCGCAAACCACCTGGGTGCCAGAGGCGACAACGCCATACACTGCGTCCGTGGTCTCAAGGGCCACCGAGGCCCCAACGACACCAGGGAGCAGCAGGCCGTTGTTGACGGTCACGCCCGAGTTGCCAAGGTAGACCGCGGTGGTGCCGGTGTTCTCAACGACCACAGTGTCACGGCCGGAGCGCTGGGCGACGATAAGCGTCGCAGTGGTGGCCACAGTCGCCTGCGAGGTGGCGAAGTTGGCGTTCAAATTCTTCACTAGTCAGAAGCCTTCTTGAAAAACGTATCGTAAATCGTGGTGATGGTTTTTGTGGCCAGCCACACACCGCCGAGAACTGCCACAGTGAACTGGACGTACGGGTTAAGCGTGGTGATCCACAGAGGCGACGTGAGCATTGCGCCCGCGCCTGCAGTGGTAACGGTGTCCATCAGGCTCTCTTGATCCATGCTGATGCTATTCCTGCGACAACGGTCGACGTGCCTGTCAGCGTAAAGACAGAGCCGACAACGAGGCGCGCGTATTCAAGCTCGACATCAGGGACCTTAAGGACGGTCCAGCCGAGCACGGGGAAGGTGCTGACGAAGAAGATGGATGCGTGATAGAGCAGGACCGGGAAGACCCCGAGGCCCCAAGCAACCCAGAAGACCGGGTGGCTGAGCATCGACATCGTCACGTCCCTGACAGCCGCGAAGTGCGCCGTCTCGGATTGCACGATGGCGGTCGACACGGTAGCCGAGTTGTTGTTCTCGACGACCTGTGTGTCCTGCTTCTTGTTGAGCCAACCGAAGAGCCCTGTGATCACCTGTGGCAACAGGGCGCCCAGGTTCAGGAGGCTAAGGAAGCCCTTAATCATCCTCGGGCTCCTCAAGGTGTAGCATGGGCTTCATCACGAGCAGCGCGAACGGCAGCAGCGAGATGATCAGCTCGACATAGTTGGACGGAAGGAAATGCGAGAGGATCGGCCTGAGGTCGATGCCCTCCAGCTGGTATAGCAGCGTGGGGAGGATGGCGACTAGCGCCACAGCCACGGCATGCCAGTGGACCTTTAGGCGGCCCCAGATGTCGGAGATTTCATTAAGCATTCTTGAGTGCCGAGTTGTAGGCGTTGGCTCGATGATTGGCCTGCACTGCGTGCCAGATGAACCAAACGGTCCCGACGACGACGAGGCCTGCGATGACCCAGCCGGCGACAGTTGCGAAGTCCAGATGGTTGATCACAGGGGCCACTGTGGCGCCCGAGGAAGCACCTGCGGTCGAGTGCGTGATCGCCTTGCCGGCGTTCTTGGTGGCTTCGTTCTTGAGGCCAGGGGCGACGGGTCTACCCGAGGCCCCGAGGGCCATACGGACACCCGTGGCTTCCACGTCAGCAACGCGGCGGCTCCAGCCCTTGCCGAAGCAGGAGAAGGTGCGCAACGAGTGCAGGAAGGACGAGCGCTTGGCGCAGAAGGCCTTCACGTAGGCGACCGGCGCGAGCTTGGGGTCGAGGGCCGAGCGGAAGCCGAGCGAGCGCTTGACGCCAGAGTTCACACCGAAGTCGAACTCGACGAAGTCCACGCCGGCAGGGCGCGCATCGCAGCCGAGCTTGGCCCAGTATTTCTGACGGTAGATGTCGATGGCGACGGCTTTAGGCATTGCCTTGACGTCAGCCGGGGAAGCGTCGGGCTTCCAGTAGAGGCGAGCATCGAAGATGGTGATGCCCCAGTTGGTGGCGCCACCGGGATCACGGGGATCGTTGGTGTAGCCACCTTCATAGGTCAGCGTCTTGCTGATGCTCGCCTCGCGATTTGAGGCGGTCATTGGTAGTCCTTAAATGTACAGACCGCCTGTTGCGGTCGCGCCTGCCGTTGATCCGGGGAAGTAGGTGGCCCCAGCGCTGTTCGTGAAGAGAACGCTGTTCGCCTGGGCCAAATAGCGCTGTCCTGAAACGGCGAACGCGCCGAGGCTGTACGTGTTACCCCATGCCCGAATGTAACCGACCGACGTAGCGGATGCGAACTGGGTGAAGCTGACGTTAGCCAGAAAAGTCACGGTGATCGACGCGACGTCAACATACCCAACGCCCTGGTAGTGCGTGGACGCGCTGCCTGAGATGGAGTAATTGCCGATGCACTTAATAGAACTCTGCGAGAAGGCGATGATGTGCGCGTTGCCCCCACATGCCCCGAACTCAATCCCTTGGAATTGAATGGTGCCCCCAAGCTCGGTGTGAAGCCCGTCGCCGCCCGTAGATGCCAGCTTCATGTTCTGCACAATCCACGGCGTTCCACCCACGTTCTGTACAGCAGGGCTTGTGCCGGTGACGCTGATGAACGTCGTGGAGCCAACGCCTGTCAGGATGGGTGGCAGCGCTCCGACGACACGCGGGAGAGAGACAGGAGCTGTGTAGGCCCCGGCCTGCACTGAGATGGTGAGCTGGTATGACAAGCAGTCGATAGCACCAGCGACAGTAAGTGCCTTAGCAATCGTAAGGAACGCGCCGCCCGAAGTATTCGAGAGGCCCGTGTTGCTGTCGCTGCCATCCGTGCGGACGTAATAGGTCGTGTTCGCTGCAAGGGCCGTGCGGTATGGCGTCAGCGCAGTGGTGACGTACGCCGTGGTCGCAATCTTGGTGCTGTTGTCACCCGAGGTGGGCGTGGGGGCCGTAGGTGCCCCAGTGAGGGCCGGAGAGGCCAACGGGGCCTTGGTGGCATCCTGTGTGTCCACGTAGGATACAGTCGCAACCGTAGCGATCTGGGAGTTAACGTAGGCCACCGAAGCGCGCGAAGTGTCTGTCGGATGGACGTGGTCTTCACGCGCGTACTTGGCTGACACACCCACAGTAGCAGTGCCATCCATGACGGGCGTGGCCGTTGCCGGGGACGAGCCCACGGCATTCGCCTGGACCCAAGCAGTGGTGGCGAGGCGGGTGCTGTTGTCGCCATTGGAGGGCGTGGGGGCCGCGGGGACCCCGGTGAACGTCGGGCTGTCGACGTTGGCCTTACCGATCACTGCGGCTACAGCCGCGGCTGCAGCGGTGGAGGCAGCACTGGCAGATGCGGCGGCGGTTGCGGCTGCGTCGGCGGCCTGCTGCGCGCTGGATGCGGCTGCGGCAGGGTCGGCGTAGAAGGCCGCTGGAGCGGGGGGCGCAATCGCGAGGCCCTCGTTAACAGGGCCGTCAGTGAAGAAGGAGGAGTTTACCATGAGCCGTCCGTATCCAGCTGGAGCGCGGGAGCCACGACAGCGTCAGCTGCCAGCTCGTCCGCATCCGCCATGCGTTGAAGGTTCGTTGCGATCTGGGTGTATGTCGCCTCGGCCTCCGAACGGTTCTCGACGTCCTTGAGGTAGCTGTAGGCCGCGGCGAGAGCCCCGTAGAGCACGAGGTCCCACGCGACCTTGAGGGCCGTGTTGGTGTCCGTGTCGGCGTTCAGCGCTGCGAACTCGGCGTAGTAGTAGATGAGCACCTGGGAGCCCAGGGCCGGCGTGGGCCCGAGGATCCACGAGCCACCTTGGCGCGTATAGACACGCGGGGGCATGCCGGGCATCTGCGAGGCCGTGATGACCTGCGTGAGTGCCGTCTTCCTCAATTCGTATTCGAGGATGCCGTCGTTGTCCGTGTCGACCATGATCGCGATCAGCTCAAGCATATCCGAGGGGATCGCGAGCTTCGTGTAGTCGGACGGGATCGTGTAGAGGATCTGCTTCTCCATAAAGGGTACGCGTAATTCGCGCTGGATCCGCATGATCGACTGATTGATAAAGGTGCTCACCAACGTGTCCGACTTGTTGACGACGTTGTTGTTGAGCATCAGCTTGAACTGAGCCTTAAGCTCACCGAGGGTCACGTTGGTGTAGTCCTTAGATCGATTTGTTGGTCAGGATGAAGTCGTCCAGGGCGTAGCGCTGGAGCATCTTCAGCGTCTCGCGCACGGGCGCGGTCATGACGTCGAAGCCGTAGACGCGGTAAAGCTCGTCGACCACCTCAACGGGTATCGAGGCGACGTGATAGAAGTCGCCGGCCTTCTGGTTCGCGCTGTCGACCTTCTGCTTGCGGACTTCGCTAAGCCAGTCGTCAGGGATGTGCTGCTCGCGCTTGATGATCAGTTCATTGGTGGTGCGGTCTTCGTCGAAGGACACCAGCGTATCGAGAAGCTTGGGCTCCTCGTGGAAAGTTTCAGCAGACATAAATTCTCAAAGAAAAAAAGGGGCTCCAAATCCCCATACGGAAGAGATGGAGCCCCAATAGATTAAAACCCGGAGGCCGCTTCGATGATCGCGGCCGACGCGAAGAAGTTCTTGTGCTTCAGCGAGAATTCGCCGAGCAACATGGCCTTCGAGCTGTCGCCGGTCTTCGCAAGGTTCTTGCGCTCCCAAGGGCGCAGCGTCACATTGCTCCACATATCGGGGTCATAGACGAGCGTGTTCTTCGCCTTGAGCCAGCGGTTGATTTCCACTTTTTGCTCGCCGAACGGGCTGACGTAAAGGTTGACCGTGTTGACGATGGTCTTGCTGTCCGAACCAGTGATGGTGCGGTAGCGACCGGCCGCCGCAGCGAAGCCAGCGAGGACCACTGAGTTCGACGGGGTGACCATGATGCGGGTCGGCTCGGCGCCAGCGACGAACGCGGACTGCAGAGCGGTGACGAGCAGGGCCTCGCTGAGCGGGGTTGCGCCCGAGCCAGAGTAGGTCACGGTCGTGCTGTCGAGCTGCTGCTGGAAGGACGCCAGGGTCGAGGCAACCGAGCTGGAGCCCGAGGCCTTGACCTGCGCGTTGCCGATCAGAGCGATTTCGCGGTCACGCTTGATCGCGGCCGAGGACTTGGCCATCTGGTAGGCCATCTCGCGCTTGCGACCGTAGGTCGACACGATGTCGGCGCGGTCGGAGACCTGCACGGCTTCGGTGAAGATC